TACAAAGATGAAAAAAATGGCAGCAGGTGGAAGTGCCGGTAACGGCATCACCAATGCAAAAATGGGCGCTGTCAAGTCTGGCGGCACTAAGGGCAAGGGCGAGCACGCTATCCAGTCCAAGGGTCTGTCCAAGGGCACCATGATTTCCATGAAGGGCTCCAAGCCTCTGGGTATGAAAAAGGGCGGCAAGGCGATGGCCTACGGCGGTAAAGCCTGCTAAGGAGCTGACATGTCTGAAAAAGAAATGAGTCCGGCAGAGCGTGAAGCTCGCCAGATGATTGCCGACAAAAAGGCGCAAGAGGCAGCTACCAAAGCGTACAACGCTGCGGACAAGACTCCACCAGCCCCCAAGGCCGAGAAAAAGGAAAAATACGACCTTTCCTCGCGTGTGGGTATGAACGCATTGGTCGAAAAGAAAGCAAGCGGCGGTTCAGTTGGCTCAGCTTCTAAACGTGCCGACGGTATTGCCTCTCGGGGTAAGACCAAGTGCAAAATGTATTGAGGTGAAATCATGGCGACTGGAATTCGCGGTACACGATGGAGCGGCATCCCCGGTGGTAAGGATGACGTTTTTCAGCGCATCAAAGAGGACGCTGCAAAGGGCAAGAAGGGTCGGGACGTAGACTCGTCTAAGCTCACAGGCGGCGCTAAAGAAGCTGTTCGTGAAGCTGGTCGCCGTGCTGACACTCGCAACGTTGGCCGTGCCGGTGCTGCTCAAGCTGCCCTCTCCGCAGGGTATGAACTGGGCCGTGCCATTGACGAAGAGACCGGCGTTGGTAAGAAGCTGGTTGAGGGGTCTGGCCTTGGCCGCGCTGCTGAAAAAGCAGCCAACCGACGCGACAAAGTCGAGCTGTCCAAGAGTGCCAAAGAACGCCTTGCCGACATGGAAGTTGACGAGACCATGCGCGAAGTGGATCGCGACATCAAAGCTACTAAAGAGTACTCTGGTAAGGACAAGCCATCGGAGTACCGGGGCGATGATGCGTTCAAGCGTGGTGGTAGAGTCAAGAAGATGGCTTCTGGCGGCATGACTGCTTCTAAACGTGCTGACGGTATTGCCACCAAAGGCAAGACTAAATGCAAGATGTATTGAGGTGAAATCATGATGGCATCCCGAGGTATGGGGGACATTAACCCCCGCAAAATGCCAAGCGGTAAGCGTAAAGCCCGCCGGGATGACACTGACTTCACGCAGTACAAAGAAGGCGGTAAAGTCAACGCTGCTGGCAACTACACCAAGCCCGAGCTGCGCAAGCGGATCGTGAGCCAAGTTAAGGCTGCTGCAACGCACGGAACCGGAGCAGGCCAGTGGTCAGCTCGCAAAGCGCAGCTTGTGGCCAAGAAGTACAAGGCTGCTGGCGGGGGGTATCGAGATTGAAAGCGCCGCAGCAATCCCTTAAAAACTGGGGCGACCAGAAATGGAGAACCAAAAGTGGAAAACCGTCTAGCAAAACAGGCGAGCGATACCTTCCAGAAGCTGCGATTAAAAGTCTCAGCGCTGCTGAGTACGCTGCAACAACGCGTGCGAAACGCGCTGGCAAAAAAGCCGGAAAACAATTCGTAGCGCAGCCCAAGACCATCGCAAAGAAAACAGCAGGGTTTAGATAATGGCGTACACATCTGGCACAGCATCCTTCAACCTCGATCTTTCGGAGGTTGTAGAAGAGGCGTTTGAGCGTTGCGGCTCAGAGCTGCGTACGGGTTACGACCTTCGCACAGCCCGTAGGTCTTTGAACCTGATGTTTACTGACTGGGCTAATCGCGGCATCAACATGTGGACGTTTGAGCAGGGCGTCATTACGCTTCAGCAAGGCGTCAACACTTATGCACTGCCGGACGATACGGTGGACTTGATTGAGCATGTCATTCGTACGGGGGCTAACATCTCCGCTACTCAGGCTGACTTGACCATCACACGTATCAGCGTATCTACATACGCTACTATCCCCAACAAAATTCAACAGGCCCGACCCATCCAAGTCTGGGTTCAGCGCATGGACGGCCAGACCAGTACGGTTGGCGCGTTGACCACTGCGGCGGTGTCTGCAACGGATACACAGATTTCGCTCGACGATGTGACTGGTCTGCCAGCCGCTGGGTTCATCAAGCTGGACAACGAAGTTATCAGCTACGGCTACATCGTGCAGAATACAAACGCCACCTCTGGCATCTTGTACAACTGTGGCCGGGGGCAGCAAGAAACTATCTACACAAGCCACGCCATTGGCACAACGGCTTATTGGACGCGCCCACCTGCAATTACAGTTTGGCCGACTCCAGACTCTGCGCAGGAATATCAGTTTGTCTACTGGCGTCTTCGCCGCACGCAGGATGCCGGTGGTGGTGTCAACGTGATGGACGTTCCGTTTCGATTTGTAAACGCCATGGTGGCAGGTTTGGCCTACTACATGTCGCTGAAGATCGTTGGGGCCGCTGAAAGACTCCCTGTTCTGAAGCAACAGTATGATGAGGCTTGGGAGTTGGCGTCAGCGGAAGACCGGGAAAAGGCGGCAGTTAGGTTTGTGCCTAGACAGCAGTACATTGGAGGCACCTGATGGGTAATCGGTTTGCTTCTGGCAAATGGGCTATTGCGCAGTGCGATCGCTGTGATCAGCGGTTCAAGCTGAAAGTGTTGCGCAAGGAGATCATCAAGACGAAGAACTACGACTTGTTGGTGTGCCCCGAGTGCTGGGACCCTGATCAGCCACAGTTGCAACTGGGTATGTACCCGGTGGATGACCCACAAGGTTTGAGGAATCCACGTCCTGATCGAAGCTACCTTCAGTCTGGATTGAGCGGATTACAGCTTGTAAACGCCAACAGCACCGCAGCGGATGCTAACGGTTTTCCAGAGCAGGGCAGTCGGGTTTTTCAGTGGGGTTGGAACCCTGTTGGGGGAGCCCGAGCATATGATGCCGCGCTAACGCCAAATTACTTGGTTTTAGTCGTGGAAGTTGGTACAGTAACGATACAGATAGGAGCCTGAAAATGGACGCGAAAAAAGCACTCAAAGCACACATGGCCAAGGGCATGAAATCCGCACATCCCGATGCTGCGGTTAAAAAAATGCGAGCTGGCGGCAAAACCAACAGCGACATGCTGAAGATGGGACGTAACTTGGCCAAAATCGCCAATCAAAAGTCTCCCGGACGCAAACAAAAAGGGGTTTAATATGGCCACTTACAAGATACCCAAAAAAGTACCGACCGTAGTTGTTGGCGAAGAAGACAACACTAAGTACTTGAGAGAAACACCCACCAGCGTGGCTAACTCCCGTAGCCAAGGCTACAAACCAACCAAGACTTCGGGCATTAAAATCCGTGGTACAGGTGCGGCTACCAAAGGCTTGATGGCCCGAGGCCCAATGGCATAAGGTAGAACATGGACTACACCCAGTTGAAGGCGGCGATCATCGCCTACACGGAGAATCAGGACGAGGCTTTTGAGGCCGAGGTGCCTGTGTTCGTGCAGCAGGCTGAGCAGCGTATATACAACTCGGTGCAGTTCCCCTCCTTGCGCAAAAACGTCACAGGGACGACGACAGCTAACAACAAGTACTTGGCTTGCCCGAACGACTTCTTGGCTCCGTATTCCCTCGCCGTGATTGACGCCTTGGGTAATTACGAGTACCTGCTCAACAAGGATGTGAACTTCATCCGGCAGGCGTACCCAAACCCAGCTCCAGCAAACAACGGCTTGCCGAAGTACTATGCACTATTTGGGACCCAGACAAATGACCCCAACGAGCTGTCCTTCATTCTTGGGCCAACCCCCTCTGCGTCTTTTGGAGTTGAACTCCATTACTTCTACTACCCTGAGTCGATTGTGGATGCAGGTACTTCGTGGCTTGGTGACAATTTCGACTCTGTGCTTCTGTATGGTTCGCTGATTGAAGCCTACACGTACATGAAGGGCGAACAGGACATGCTCACGCTGTACAACCAGAAATTCATGGAAGCGCTTGCGCTGGCCAAACGTCTGGGCGACGGTATGGAGCGGCAGGATGCCTACCGCTCGGGCCAATTCCGCCAGAAAGTGACCTGATATGGCAATACAACAAACAGCAACAACCAGCTTCAAGGTGGAGTTGCCGCAAGGCATCCACAACTTTGGCCCCACATCGCCTGATACGTTCAAGATTGCTTTGTACACTGCGGCGTCGAATATTGGCCCAGCTACTACGGTCTACACCACAAGTAATGAGGTGTCTTCAAGCGGTACGAATTACACGGCTGGGGGTAACACGCTGGTAATCAACGTGACGCCAATCGCGGCTAACAACTCTTCTAGCATTCCGACTGCGTACTGGTCTTTTGCCAATACGTCTTGGGCCAATGCCACGTTTACGGCTCGCGGCGCGTTGATCTACAACGCAACCGAGGGCAACAAGTCTGTTGCGGTGTTGGATTTTGGCTCGGACAAGATTGTCAATAACGACACCTTCCAGATCATCTTCCCTGCACCCGACGCCAACAGCGCCATCATCCGAATTTCGTAAGGAACTATCATGAGCATCGAACAAAGCAAAGCCCAAGACGTCGTGACAGCCTCGTCGATCATGCGCCCCACCGGAGCCGATGGCGCTCGTGCTGGTGGCGTTTACACCGTAACTTGCGTAGGCGCAGACGGCGTGGAGAAGTGGTCTGATACGTTCCACAACTTGGTGGTCAACCAAGGCTTGCAGGACATGAACTCCAAGTACTTCGCAAGCGCAACGCCATACACATCAACTTGGTTCTTGGGTCTAGTCGCTGGTCCCGGTTCTGGTAACACCTATGCTGCTACGGATACGTTGGCCACCAACCCCGGTTGGAACGAGCTGGTTCCCGGTACAGCCTATACAGACAACCGCAAGGCAGTGACTTTTGGTACAGCCACAACGGCTGACCCATCGGTGATCTCCAACTCTGCGTCGCCTTCTTCGTTTGCCATGCTGGTCAACGGCACGGTAGTGGCTGGCGCTTTGCTTGCAAGCGTGTCCAGCGGTACATCGGGCATCCTGTTCTCGGTGGGTAACTTCACGGGCGGCGACAAAACCGTGGACAACGGTGACACCCTGAACGTGACCTACACCTTCTCGCTCGACGCAGCCTGATAAGGTAGTGCGGTGTTTGGAGATGTTACTTTTGCCCAAGCACCTTTCGCCTCTTTAGGCGGGAACACGTTTTTCGTTTCCGTCTCTGACGCAGCTTCTGCCGCAGCCAGTGCTTCTCAACTGACAACCCTTGGCGGAATTGTTTCCGAAACTGCGACAGGGCAGGAGTCGTTCGTCACTCAAGGCGTTCTGACAGCTTTCGCAGCAGAGACTGCTACGGCTTCAGAAACTCAGTCGGTCATCGCTACTATGGTGGCATCGGTGTTGGAGTCGGCATCAGCCACAGCCGCGCAAACTGCGACCGGCGTTTTATTGGCATCTCGCTCTGAGTCAGCAACAGCCACGGCAGTGCAAACAGCCATCGGTACGTTTGCGGCTGCGCAAGCAGAAACAGCGACTGGGGCGGACTCCTCAACCCGAGGTGTTTTGGTGTCTGTTGCAATCGCAGAAAGCGCTTCTGGCGCGGCTACTGCGGTCACTCAAATCAGCGTCAATGCATCTGTTGCGGAAACCGTCAGTGCGTTAAGCTCTCTTGGTGTTGTCAGGACGGCAAACGTGTCCGTGACAGGCGTGCAGCTCTTTATTTCTATCGGCGGGGCACTTGTCTGGGCCGCTGTGAATGACACCCAGAACCCGAACTGGCAAAATGTCAATGACACACAAAATCCCGGTTGGACAAACCTGCCGTCGTAAGGATCAAAAATGGCTTTAGTACTCAAAGACCGGGTTAAAGAAACAACCACCACAGCAGGGACGGGCACAGTAACACTGGCCGGTGCGGCTGCGGGTTTCCAATCTTTTGCCGCCGTGGGTAACGGCAACACCACGTACTACGCCATTGTGGATGCCGTCACAGGGGATTGGGAAGTCGGCATCGGCACATACACCGCTTCTGGCACTACGCTGTCCCGTACCACGGTTCTGTCATCCAGCACGGGTGGAACGCTGGTTCCATTTGCCGCAGGGACCAAGGATGTCTTCTGTACCTACCCATCAGAGAAGGCG